TTCTCAACTAAGAAGCCAATCAAAAAGCTCCTATTCCTGGATGTTCTCTGCTCAAATCTGATGGGCGTGATCGTCAGATCGTGCACGTCCTCTGACACGCCTGCCGAGTTTGACGCAGAGATCGCGCGTGTCTGGACGTTTAGGCTTTCTGTCCGCTTGTCGTTGATCTCATCAATCAGGAGGTGATTGACCGCGGATGCTGATGCTGTAACGACTCTGTCGTACACGAGCCTGTTGATCGACATCGTCTCCTGACGCCCGGCAATCAGGTCGGCCCGCTCCAAAGTCTTCCTGTCTCTGGCAATGCTGCCGTAGGTCTGACCGTTTGACTGACCGCTCGCGTTGATGTACTTGATGATCGTCTCGCCGATCTCCCTGTTGCTCTGAGCAGCTGATGCTGAGTCAATGAGCTCCTGGGGAATGGGACCTCTCACGCCCGCGATCGCGTTTGAGATCTGAAATCCAATCTCAGAGCTTGACCTGGGTATCTGATCTTCCTGCGCTATCTCCCCAATCGACCCAGCCACAAGGTCGATCAGCTTCTTGTCGACCTGGTCAGGATTGATCTGGAGACGCTGGAACTTGTCTGAGACAATGCCGTCTTCTAGGTTGAGCTTTCCACTGCTGAGCAGGCTGATGATGTCATCGCCCAGAAAGCTGTTTGCTGCCTGCAAGTCCAGCTTGCTGATCAGCGTAGGCGGCTTGAAGACAATGTCCACCCTTCTAGGGAAGGTCTCCCTTGACTGTGCGCCCGTGCCCGTGTTCAGAGTGAAGCCTGAGCCGCCAGTGTACTCCTGCCGCTCATTCGGCGTGAAGAAGTTGTACACGAACTCGCCAGAGGCGTCAAAGGGCTCAGGAGCATCCACGGCGGCAAGAGGATCTGATATGAAGACCTCTACGCCCAGGCCGCCCGCTGTTGTTGAAAGGTTGGGATCAGACTCGGCCATCAGGGACTCCGTGCCGTTGCGCTGTATTGTATAGTAGAGGCAGCCACATCACGTGTCTACTTAAGTCGCTATGTCGACCTTCAAGATTGACGAGTTTAGAAGAGACGCCAGAACGCTCAACATGAGCGCTGCGCAATATTTTTCCTCTTCGTCGAGCGGCGTCACGGGGAGTCTACCCCTCGCAGCCCGACCCTCGAAGAACTTGCGGGATCTTGTGTCCTACGAGACCACAGGGTTCAGGGACGAGAGCGCAGTCAACTATACCAGAGAGATAGCGCTTCAGGCCTCTGCGTCTCGCGCTGCTGGAAGTACTGACATCTCGCAGCTGATAGACAGCTACGTGTCTTCCTCCAAGAGCCTGTCTAGGGCCGACCAGAGAAGCACAGTGGTGTTCAGCCCAAAGCTGTTCTGCTTCGATCCAGCAGTTGCAAGCTTTGCGACAGGATCGGACTACTCGATGAGGTCAGCAGCCAAGAGGTTCATCTCTGGCACGCTGGTTCCCTTCTACTCCCCAAACAACCAGGGGAAGTACCTCGCAGCTGGAAACTACTTCAGCTTGAACTTCTTCACAAGCTCAGCGGTTCCGAGCGACACAGCGCTGGTCTTTCCTGACTTCGTTCTGCCCTATTCCTACACGTTCTCCCGCGGTCTCACGATTGACCTGCACATCAATCCCAGGTACACCACCGACGAAGAGGGAGCAGGCTTCAGGGCAGGCGTGATAGCCCAGAGTCCCGGAAACTACTGCCTCAGCCTTGTCACGGGATCCAATACTGGCGGAGACGGAAGGCCCAGCGGATACAGGCTTGTTCTCGCCCTCTCGCACAGCGCAGACGTGACGCCTTCCAGCATCGACCTCAGCGTCGCCAACGGGAGCAGGGCATTTCCGCAGGACCTCATCTACGTCAGCGACGACAACTCACTCAATCGAAACGCCTGGCACCACGTCAGCGTTGGCTGGTCACCCCTGCACAACAACGGCACGGGATCGTTCTTCGTCGACGGAGTGGAAAAGGGCATCTTCAGCCTCTCAAGCAGCAGCTTCGCTGGAACAGCTTCACCGGGCTGCCTTGTCGTTGGAAACTACCTTCTGTCAAGCGCTGACGGGAGCCAGTTCTTCAACTCAGCGGCGGCGGCTGATGAGGGCATTGTCGAGAACCCCGCCTTCGCGTCTGGAGACCCCACGCCAGGATTCAGCCACCCCCTGAATGCGGAGATCCACTCGCTCAAGGTCTACCGCAGGTACATCAACCAGCTCGAGCGGGAGGCAAACGCCGCGAGCGACTCTGCACTTCCAGAGCCCGACCTCGTCTTCTACATGCCCCCGTACTTCCTGCACGAGAGTCCCACGAGGCGTGTTCCCGTCTCTCTTGACACCAAGGTGACTAAGACCACGACGGCAGTCCTGAATCGCGACCTGATGTTCTCGTGCGGTGGGCGCGATGTCAACCTCGAGAGCTTCGCACGAAACGTCGCGAAGTTTGGTCTCGATACCGCTTATCCGCGCCTCTACAACCTGACAGCCTCGCTCTCAGGTGTTGACACCAGCGCAGATTTCAACTCTGGCTTCTATGGAATCGCAAGCAACAGGAAGCGAAACCTCACAGCGCTTCCCTGCGATGACGGAACATTTCGACTGACCTACTCGAGCCTTGCCAGCATTCCCGCCACCACGGGATCAATGCTGAGCCGGAAGGGCGCGCTCGACTACAGCACGCTTTCAATGACGGGTCTCACTAATGAGTACCCGGCGACCTCTCCCATCGTTGTCAGCACCACAAACAACAATCCCACTGGGCAGGCGCCAACTGATGAGGCAACTGGCGGCGGCTACTACTCGACCCAGTACTTCACGCAGGACACCTTCCTCCTGTTTGGCACGCTCATAGACCTGCCCATGATGACGTACGGGCACAAGGTTGCAGACAAGTCCTTCCAGGTGATTGACAACGCGATCACAGGATCGGGAGACAAGGTTCGCATCTCCTTCAGGGACGACGGAAAGAACGGTCTCTATAGGGCAGATGCCAGCACGCAGCTTGCCACATGGAACACGCAGGGCCTCCTCTTTAACAACGAGGGGGTAGGAATACTGCTTGCGCCAACAGTTCCCTTCTACGCGAAGCACGGCTGGACCTGCGAGTACCAGACCGACGCGAGCGCGCACGTCTTCTCGATGGACGTTGTTATTCCAGCGGGAGCGGCGAACGTCTCACAGAACAAGACGTACTCCAGGTTCCCACCCACCAATCGCGCTGACGAGAGAGCGAACGACTTCGTCTACATCGACACGATCAACGTGCACGATGAAAATCTCAACGTGATTGCCCGTGCGGCACTCGCACAGCCCTTCCTGAAGCGGCCCGACGAGTCAGTCGTGTTCAGGGTCAAACTGGACTTCTAATGATCCTGGGACTTGACGTCTCAACAAGCAAGACGGGCTGGTGCCTCCTCAGCAGCGAGGGATCGCTTGTCAAGATGGGATGCACCGTTCACGCAGAGGGAACTCTGTTTGACAAGGTCGAGGCGCTGATGTCTGACCTCGCCGAAGTCCTGCAGGACCAGCAGGGAGTTGAGATCGTCATTGAGGAGCCGCTGCTGAGATTTGCGAAGGGAATGTCATCAGCTTCCACCCTTCTGACTCTCAATCGGTACAACGGCATGGTCACTTACGCCTGCTGGAGAGACCTCAAGATTCAGCCAACGCACCTGAACGTCATCTTCGCACGTCGTCGCCTCGGAATCAAGAAGGAGAAGGGAGACAACGTCAAAGAGATCGTCATGAAGTGGGCAGCTGATCAAGAGCGGGACTTCCAGTGGCCGACAAAGGTGATCAGCAGAGGAAAGCGAGCGGGAGAGACAGTTTTTGAGCCCTACTGCTACGATGTCGCAGACGCGTACGTCATGGCCCGAGCTGCTCACGCTGCGCGTGTAAAGTAAAAAGCTGTGAAATAAGATCGTCGGGTGATCACTGCAACCGACAAGATCAAGCACATCAAGGCAGCCTTTGGCGGCGGATCGATTGACGGTCGAGGCGCCAACATCGCAGTTGAGTGTCCCTCCTGCGGAAAGACAGGCAAGAGAAAACTCTCCATTCACATAGAGACTGGGCAGTGCCACTGCTGGGTCTGCGGTCTTCGCGCAAAGCGTGTCTCCTCGGTGCTGCATAAGCACGTGTCGCGTGAGGTCGCGTCTGAGTACCGACGCCTCTTTGAGGGCGATGCGCCGGACCTCGGCCTCATTGAGGAGGAGCCGGAGGAGGAGAGGCTGGGCCTTCCCGAGGGTTTTCGGCCCATCTTCAGCAGCTCGTCAGTGAGCGATCCCGACGCGAGGAACGCAGCGAGATACCTGTTCAGGAGAGGCCTTTCTGTCGAGGACATGCAGCGGTTCAGGCTGGGTGTCAGCCCAGCAATGCGCAGGCGGGTCATCATCCCGTCCTTCAACGCGGAAGGTCACCTCAACTTCTACACGGGACGCGCTGTTGACTCAGACAGCACACTTCGCTACTCTAACTGCCAGGCAAAGAAGACCGAGATCATCTTCAACGAGATCAACATCGACTGGGCGTCAGAGCTTGTCGTTGTTGAGGGCCCTTTTGACCTCTTCAAGTGCCCAGACAATGCGACCTGCCTTCTAGGATCAAGCCTGAACGAGCGACACGCACTCTTTGGAAAGATCGCGTCAAACAGGACTCCTGTTGTCCTGGCACTCGACGCAGACATGCAGGCCAAGACGCAGCGGATGGCAGAGCTGCTAAGCTCATACGACTGCAGCGTCAGGATCCTCGATGTGTCCGGCTGGGGAAAGGACGTGGGAGAGATGCCTCCCGCAGACGTCAGGCGCGCGATCAGAGAGGCGAGGCCGTGGCGGCCGTTCGACAGGCTTTTCTTCGCAATCTCATCAATACGGAGCGGATCAATCCTATGAGAATCGCCCACATCAGCGACATCCACATCAGGGGGATGCAGAGGCATCGCGAGTACCGCGAGGCCTTTTCTAGCTTCTACGACAGGTGCCGCGAGCTGAGCGTCAACGCCATCTTTGTTGGCGGAGACATCTGGCACACGAAGACGCAGGGCATCACTCCTGAGGCAGTGCAGATCATCACAGAGTTCTTCAAGAGCCTGGCGGAAATTGCGCCCGTCTACGTCACTCTGGGCAACCACGACGGAATTCTGAGCAACGCGTCACGCCTCGACGCAATCACGCCCATCATCAGCGCCATCGGTGGTAGCACCAACAATCCGATAAGGCTCTTCAAGCAGTCGGGCGTCTACCCAATGCACACGCCCGGATTCAACCTCTGCGTCTTTTCGTGCTTCGACGAGGAGGGATGGGACAGGGTCAAGCCTGTGCCTGGGGACATCAACATCGCCGCCTACCACGGAGGAGTTGCCGGGTGCCTCCTCGACTCTGACATGGAGTACCAGGCGGACACCACGCTCGACCTCTTCGATGGGTTTGACGTTGCCCTCCTGGGCGACATTCACAGGATGCAGTTCCTGGCGCACAAGGAGATCGAGATCCTGGTGAGCGCCGAAGACCTGCACAGGTACCCAGGCGCTATCGTCCTAGGGTCGAGCTCCGCTCCAGGAGTTCTCAAAGTCAGAACGATTATGCCCTGGATCGGGTACAGCGGCAGCCTCCTGCAGCAGAACTACGGTGAGGCGCTGCCCAAGGGATTCCTGGTCTGGGACATCGCAGGGCCGAACGCCCACAACGTCTGGTTCGAGGAGATCCAGACGCCCGACCCGTACATCACGCTCAAGTGGCGGACAGATGTCGCAACGACAGTTTCGAGCCCTGAGCTGCGTCATGGATGTCGCGTTCGACTCGTCTGCGACAGCACCTGCACGCCGCAGGACGAGCGGCAGATTCAGACTGAGCTCCGGATTCGACACGACATCAGGGAGTTCGTGACCAAGCGCGAGAAGAAGGACTCGGCTGTCGTCGTCTCGGATGTGATCAGCGAGGATCTTCACGCTCCTGCCACGCACATCAAGCTCATCAAGGAGATGGTCCGGGACTACCACACGCAGGACGAGTGGGAGCTTGCGGAGAGCATCGTCTGCAAGGCCCTGTCTGAGGCAGGTTTGAAGTCAGACGACGCACGAGGTGTAACATGGACCGTTCGCTCTCTTGAGTTTGACAACCTCTTCACCTATGCCGGCGGAAACTCGCTAAGCTTCGCAGACATGAGGGGCGTGACAGGAATCTTCGGACCCAACAGGATCGGAAAGTCCTCCATCATCGGAGCGATGGTGTACTGCATGTTCAACACGACTGACAGGGGGTCGATGAAGAACATCCACGTCATTCGAACGGGGCAGCAGTCCTGCCGAGCGAAGATGGACATCACTGTTGGCGACAGGGAGATCCAGATTGAGCGTGCCTCCTCCCTCAAGTTTGAGAAGAACGGAAGGGTGTGGGCGCCAACAGCTCTCACCCTGACCGACTCAAACGACAACGCGTCAGGAGAGCAGAGGTCCGACACGGAGAAGATCATCAGGAGGACCATCGGGACCGCTGAGGACTTTTTCATGACAGCGCTGTCCGCCCAGGGGACAATGAACCGTTTCATCGATGAGGGCGCGACCTCCCGAAAGACCTACCTGGGTCGCTTTCTGGACCTCGACATCTTCGATCGCGCCCTTGAGGCGATCAAGACTGATGCGTCCTCCATCAAGTCAAAGCTGCGCGCCATGCCCGATAGGGACTGGGCTGCCTCTCTGCAGGATGTGGACGAGAAGATCAAGAAGGCAGAGAGAGACATCCAGGACAACGACCTGCGCGTCACAGACCTGCACAGCCGTCGGGCTGAGATTCAGGCAGAGCTGATCGCCACCGCAAGCACTCAGCAGGTTGTCACCGCAGCTGACGTCGAGAGGCTCAAGGGCGTCTTTGAGAGGCGCAAGACAGACCTTGAGTCTGAGGAGAGCCGCATCCAGACTGTCAAGGATCGCATCGACTCTGTCGAAAAGAAGATCTCCGCCATCGAGACGCTGAAGGCAGAGGTCGACATCGAGGGACTCAGGTCACAGCTCAAGAACCAGCGCGACCTCGAGAGAAAAATCACTGACCTAAGCGCGTCCCTGAAGATCAGCAGGACTGAGCTCACAACCGCGAGCTCAAACGCTGAGGTTCTGACGCAGATTCCCTGCGGTGACTCATTTCCCACCTGCAAGTTCATAAAGCGGTCCTTTGAGTCGCGGGACAAGATCCCAGAGATCGAGGAGACAATCAAGAAGGCTGAGAGCGCTCTCAAGAGCTCCCAGGATGCGCTTGCGATCATCGCCGCGCTGAACACCGACGAGAAGATCAGCAGCTACACAACTGCAGTTGGCAGAGAGTCAGACCTGAGAGCGTCCCTGCGGTCAGCTAAGGGCGAGCTCACTGCAGCTGAGAGCGCAAAGGGCAGGGCGGCAACACAGCTTGACGACGCAAAGCGCGATTACGAGGCCGCCGAGGAGAGGGCAGCAGACACAACTTCGTCTGCCGTGAGCGCTCAAAAGGATGAGCTTGACAAGATCAACAGAGAAATTGACGATCTCGGCAAGGCAAGGGGCAACAGGCAGGCAGATCTCGCCAAGCTGCAGACTGATCGCGAGACCCTATCGTCGGGCCAGACGGAGTCAAAGACGCTAAGGAAGCAGTGGCGAGTCTACGAGACGCTGCTCAACGCCTACTCCAAGAAGGGGCTTCCTAGCCAGATCCTGGACAAGCTGCTTCCTGCTATCAACGCTGAGATTGCTGAGATCCTCAGCGGCGTCGTCAACTTCGAGGTGCAGCTCGAAATCGACACAGAGACAAACGCACTTGAGATCTACATCGACTACGGCGACAGCAGGAGAATCATTGAGCTCGGATCGGGCATGGAGAAGATGATCGCGTCGATTGCGATTCGAGTGGCTCTCACTCGCATCACCACGCTTCCAAAGCCTGACTTTATCATCATAGACGAGGGATTTGGCACGCTCGATGAGAGCCAGCTCTCCTCCTGCGTCTCACTGATCCGATCGCTCAAGAGAATCTACAGGTTCATTCTTGTGATCTCCCACGTCGACGCTGTGAAGGACGCAGTCGACCAGGTTATTGAGATCACACGGGTCAATGGCGCGTCCCAGGTGACAGCATGAGCGTGCCAATCTTTTGTCCAGTGTGCCGCAGGGCAATGTCAAGCCCCAACGACTTCGAGCAGTTCTCGATCCACCAGTGCTGCGATGAGTGCGCAATAAATTTTGCTGAGATTCGCAGGACTGAGTGGACTGAGGGGTGGCGGCCGTCTGTCGACGAGGCGAGACAAGCGACAGCGCGCCCAGTAATACCTAGAGTATGCTCAGCTTCAACGACGTCAACATCCTAGGCACAATCATCGACACCACCTTCGGGCACAGCTCGACGCGAGGCGTGTCTTCGATCAAGATTCAGATCACGGGTGAGACTCTAGTCTTCACCTATCACGAGATCTGCAACATCGCTAGCGACATGGACAAGTTCGGGCAGGTGCGTCCGATCATCGATCGTGCGCAGAAGATGATCAAGGAGCGAAAGGCTGAGGTTGAGAAGGAGTTCAAGCGCACCACGAAGCGCGACCTCAAGCTCAAGGAGACCAGCGTCGGAAACGTGCTTGATCCAATGGGCTACAACTACCTCAACCCAGTTAGGCCCACACACTTCAGGATGACCGCCACCTACGAGATTAGGTGATGCATGGGTGTTAGTCCTGCAGTCGTCCCCAAGAAGAAGCAGGTAGAGGAGATCATTAGGTGTGGAAGGGATCCCACCTACTTCTTCAACACTTACTGCAAGATTCAGCACCCCACCCGGGGCCTGCTCCCGTTCAAGACCTACGCGTTCCAGGACGACTGTGTTGACCAGTTCAGAAAGAACAGGTTCAACATTGTGGTCAAGTCGCGTCAGCTGGGCCTGTCCACTATCACTGCCGCGTACGCAGTCTGGATGGCCCTGTACCAGAAAGAGAAGAACATCCTGGTTATTGCCACCAAGCTGCAGGTCGCGCAGGGCTTTATCAGGAAGGTCAAGACCATCCTGAACAATATGCCGCCCTGGCTCATCCTGCCGCAGATCACTGTCAACAACAAGCAGCAGCTAGAGTTCAGCAACGGCTCCTCCATCAAGGCCATCCCGACCTCTGACGACGCGGGTCGTTCTGAGTCGTTGACCCTGCTGATCATTGATGAGGCAGCATTCGTTCGAAACTTCGACGAGATCTGGACGGGCATCGGCCCCACGCTCACGACAGGCGGCCAAGCCATCCTCCTCTCGACGCCCAACGGCGTTGGCGGACAGTTCTACAAGCTTTATGCAGACGCCGAGTCCGGCGTCAACGAGTTTAACCCGATCAAGCTGCCCTGGACTGTGCATCCTGAGCACGACCAGGCCTGGTTTGAGAAGGAGTCCAAGAACTACTCCGATCGGCAGATCGCGCAGGAGTTCATGTGCGACTTCGCAGCGTCAGGAGACACATTCCTGACTGACGCTGACATCGCCTGGGTCAACGGCATGATCAGGCCACCTGTTATGAGAGGTGGTCCAGACATGAACGTTTGGGTGTGGAAGATTCCCCTGACTGAGCACAAGTACATCCTCACGGGAGACGTCGCCAGAGGAGACTCCACCGACTACTCCACCTTCCACATCATTGACTGTATGACAGGCGAGATCGTCGCTGAGTACCGCGGGAAGATGCCGCCCGACAGGTTTGCTGAGCTGATCAGCGAGTGGGGACTCAAGTACAACAAGGCACTGGTTTGTCCCGAGAACAACTCCTACGGGTACGCCTGTCTCCTCAGGCTCAAGGATCTCAGCTACCCGAGGATCTACACGCAGGGTTCCAAGGTGGCGCTGATTGGCGACTACGTTCAGCCTGTTGACCTCGCCCAGGCTGGATTTGCCACGACAGGCAAGACCAGAACAATCATCTTGACAAAGCTCGAGGAGCTGATCCGCAACAAGCTCCTTGTGTCCTACTCATCACGCTTCTATCAGGAGCTAAAGACGTTTGTGTGGTCAAACAACTCCAAGGCCGAGGCAATGAAAGGGCACAATGATGACCTTGTCATGTCTCTCGCCATTGGAGCGTGGCTGTTTGATGCAAACTCAGAGTACAGCAGGGGATCTGTCGACCTGAACACTGCAATTCTTGCAGGAATGAGGCGCGCTGCAGTCACGACAGAGCGTGTTCTGCCGGGCCACACGCCCAACATCTACACCTCAGCACAGCTTGGAAACGATCCGAGGGGCGACATGAGGATGATAGGACAATTGAAGGGCGGCAGAATTCCGCAGGACATATCCTGGATTTTGAAGTAGCACTGCCTACAATAGGCGCGCGGAGACAGCAATGGCGAAGAACGAAAATCCGGGACTTTTCCAGCGCCTGACGACGCTGTTCAGAAGCGGTCCCGTCATCAAGCGGACTGTCAAGAGCTTCACTCCAGAGAAGCAGGGACAGACGCTCTCTGCCTACGAGATGTTCCGCAAGAATCATAGCTCTGTCTACAGCAGCGCTATGAGCGCCTACGGGACATACGACAGGCTTGCGCGCTACAGCGACTTCAGTGAGAT